GAACCTGACCTATGGTATAAGTGAATCCTTTCAGCATCTTTTGTATCATCAAACTCTAATGCATGGCCAGATTCAGATTCATACACATTATTATATGGGTAAACTGCATTGTAGTAAGAGTTTGGTTCTACCTTTGAAGTTTTGTTTGCGGCTTTACTTTGATTAATTGGCGATGGATAATCAGAATCATTCCTTGCCAAACGAGAGGTTGTTGGCTCATCTAAGCGCCTTGGATATAGCGTAGCAGATTCAGATGGTTTAACTGGAGCTACAGCTAATTGACCTGCATCTCTGCTATCACTAAAAGCTTCTTGTGCGTTTCCTTCTTTGAGAGGTATACCAGGAAAAACTCCAACCATAATTGGAGCTTGAGCTGATTCAGCATCTGCAAAAAATCCAAATACCATATCACCTTCTTTTGGTGCATAAGAAGAAGGATTATTTGTTGGAAATGTCGGCGTAGCCCAAGGCAGTCCTTCTGTTGGCAAATGCATCTTATTATCTGAATGCCAACCAACGCAGCGAACTCTGCACCGACCAAGTTTTAGTGGGTCTTGTCTATCTTCAACAATTCCAACCCACCAAACAAAACCTGCTTTGCCAGCAAAATCTTTATTTTCTTCGTTTCTAATCATTTCAATATGTCAATATTTCTCTTTGTTGTTCATCATCACTTGCTGGCACATAGCTTGCATCCGATGAACTAGAAGCTACTTCAACGATTGTTTCATGCTTTTCGTATCCAATTATTTGATGTGAAGCGACAATCAAATACTTACCATTGATACTTTTATCTTCGCCAGATTGTGAACCAATGATTGGTGCATTTACATTTACATTAAAACCAGACGATAATTGAAAATTGCCAGGCATTACAAGTTTTAATCTTTTGGACATTAAATTCTTAATGATTGCTTTTCTTTGAAACAACCAACTTTCAATTCCATCTTTTTGTGACAAAGAACTTGGTTCTTTTTTCTTAATGTATTCGCTAAACTGCCTATTATAATTAAAAATACTTACAGCTTTACGAGAATTAAATGCTTCTGAATTAAGTGTGCCATCACGGCTTTGTATTTGAGTGAAATTTGGTGTTTTATTACCATGTTTCATATTCAAATAATGGTCACCATATGATATGTTTTTTGTGCTGATTGTCCGTGTAACTGGATCAAAACCAATAAACTTACCTGCATTAACACCTGACCGAGTTCGTTCAATATTATCGTTTAAAGAGATAACTTCCAAATATCTGGCACCGCCTATTTCATCAAAAGCTGTTTCACCTTTAATATTTTTTGTTTCATAAAAAATATCAAGTATTGTTGGTTGTGTAAGTAATGTTGAAAGTGTTGCAAAATTAAAACCTGCAACATTTTGAAAAAACATAAAGTTTGGAGATTGATTTATATCCAAAGCTCTTTTCGCACACCATTCAATTGCTTCTAAAGGTCTTAAATTTGGTATAACAATCTTTTGTATGCCAGAAGAAAACTCATAAGTGCCGCCTAAAGTATTTTGAGGCACTTTAAGATAATCAATTAAAATTCTTTCTACAATTTTAGAATAATTGGCTTCGTATGATTGATTTACCCGCTGTTGGTCAGAATAAATCAATTCATCTGAAGTAAAATGAAGTATGTATTTTTCTAATCCAGGTTTAACAATTGACCGGTCAGATTGTTTGTAGATGCGAAATGCTCTTTTAAAATCTAAAATTTCAGAATTTTTATCTTTTTTAATGTGAATAAGAACTGCTTCGGATCCATCAAAAAGAAGTTTACTGGACAAACCAACAGAGTCACCAATTACCAAATTACCACTCATCACCGGCAAAAACAAAGTATCATAAATGTTTATCTCTTCACAGATATTTGCTATGTCAATTTTACCACCTTTGGTAACAAGAACCAACTCAATTATTTCAAATTGAGTTGACTTTAACATTTTCAAACTCATAAACTAATTACTCTCTTAAATTCTTTTTCTACTTCAGGTATGAACTCTGGCTTCAAAAGATTGATTTCTCGTTTTTTCTCATTCTCATCAACTTCATAGGTATAGTAAGACCGTTTTTCTTTTGATATGGCAACTGTAACTGATTCGTTGGCTTGTGTAGTATAAGAGGTTGTGCTTGAAGCAATGTTCGCATAGGTGTTTGCATCAACCTGAATTTTCTCTGTTGTAACTGTGCCATCATTGGCTGTGGTTGTAACCACTTTAAAATAGGCCTGAACATTATTTTCACTTAATGCCCAAATAATACCACTTTGAACTGTTGTATTAGCAGCACCATTTGCTGAATATTTTTGATTGATGTATTCAATAATATTATTTTGATTGAGCGGCCAATCAAACTGTGGGTCAATTATGTCATTAAAAAGTAAAACAACCCAATGAAACTCTACATTGCCATAAAATTTATCGGCAATAATTTCTGGTGTATCGCCATCTTGAATTTGATATTTGTAAAAAGCATTTGCGTTTTGCTTAAGTGAGTTTTCAAAACCAAATCTAGCAATAATATTTGTAACCGTATCTACACCAACAGCAGAATTATTGCTGGTGTAAAATGTCTTTGGATAGTATCTGAAAAATTTAGCCATCAAACATCTCTCTCAGCATTAGATGGATCAGTAATATCTTTTACTATTCCAACTTGATTGGTTGGTTTATTTTTTGTAAGATAAGTTGTTTCTTGGAATTGTAAAGTCATTTGAATTGCAACTGGCATACCTGTTCCGCCAATCTTAGCGTTTTGACCTGGAACTTCGTAAGCATAAAAACCATTTGGTGCATAATTTACTTGTATTGATGTTAATACACAATTACCAATTTTTGGCAAGTTATCATTTACTTTACCAGAATAATAAAACTCTATGTCAAATTCAGAAGGAGGAGTTAACAAAGTACCAGCTGTTCCTACTTTGAATTCTGGAGCTTGATGAAATTGTAATGTATTAATGATTTTTTGAACTTCAACAGCTTCTCTTTCATCTCTTGGATAAAAAATAAAATCATATTGAAAAGTGCGAAATTGAGGTGATGTATAAAGAACTTCCAATAATGGATTTACAACTGCTCCGGTTGCAAGAAACCCGCCAGCAGCACCAACAGCTGCTAATCTCTGATTTGCTTGTTGTTGTAAAACGCCGGGAACACTTTTTCTTGCCTCATTGATAGCTCCTTTATAATCACCCTGAGTTAATTTTTCAGCAACAGCAGAACCAACAATTCCTAAAGGAGTTGAAGATAAATTTAATTGTTCATAATTTTGTTTATACTCAAATTGCAATGTATCAGGCATATACAAAGCAACAGCTTGATTTGTTCTAGTTGTTCCTTTAATTCCACGAAGTATATCACCACTTGATACAAGAGATTTTATATTATTTCTGTTAATTTCTTGTGATGCGGCACCGTTAGCGTTAATGATGCTTGCTTGGCCAAATGGATTTGTTAAACTTGATACACCACCAGTTATTGATTTAAATGCACTGCCAATAGAGCTTGTCAAATTGCCTACAACTCCACCAGTGGCGTTATTTACTTGATTAAATGCATTTTGAACACCTGATGATAATTGACCACCAAAATTGCCTTTTACTGCTTGTGAAGCTGAGTTTACTAGATTGCTAACTGGACTTTTAAGTGCTGAATTTGTAGCCGCAACAAAGTTAGTTTCTGTTAAATTTTCATCCGACTTTGAACCTTGTTGTTTTTTAATGTAAAGTACCATATAGTGGCCTTTATCAGCATTACCAACATCCAATGGATATCTTAAAGTTGTAGTGGCATATTTGCTTTCTACAAGAGGTTTTAATGGTCCTCTAACTGTATTTTGACCTTTGTTGAATTTAATGTCGCCGAAGCCGAATAATGGCATATGGAAGTCCTAAAATGAGATAGATAGTATTTATGTCATATAAAGGATGGTTCACTCCACGCAATCCAAAGAAATACAAAGGCGATGCCACCAACATCGTCTATCGGTCATCATGGGAACTTCGTGTAATGAAATACCTAGATGAGCAGCCAAATGTTGTCTGGTGGGCAAGCGAAGAGTTACCAATACCATACAAATCACCCGTAGACCAAAAAGTGCATCGTTATTTTCCTGACTTTATTGCAAGAATTCGTCAGGTTGATAAAGAAATAACTGTGGTCATGGAAGTCAAACCATTTAATCAAACACAACTTCCAAAGCAGAAGCGTAGAACACAAAAGTTTTTACAAGAAGTTGCCACATATGCAATAAACCAAGAAAAGTGGCGTGCTGCTGACCTGTTTTGTAAAGAGCATGGATGGAAGTTTATGTTAATTACCGAAAAAGAACTAGGGCTAGGACTTTGAGATAAATAGCGTAATGGCTTATCTCATTGACCGCATCAATCAATCTCTTGCTAGCGAAGGTTATGTTCCTCGCACAAATAAAGCACGAGCTTGGTTACGCTCAAAAGTTGGTTCTCTCAATGCCAATCCAAGCACCCTTATGCGTGACCGTTTGCGGCTCAAAGATAACACCATTATCGGAAAGATGTATTTTTACTATTATGATCCAAAAAGCAAAGATTCAATGCCATATTACGACAGGTTCCCATTGGTGATTCCAATAGAACAGTACCGAGACGGTTTTCTAGGGTTGAACTTGCATTACATTCACCCAAGGCAACGAATCATATTGTTGGACAAATTAAGTGATACAGCGTCAAATAAAAAATTTGATGCAAAAACAAAATTACGATTAAGTTATGATTACCTCAGACGAGCATCAACAGCATTTGAGGCTATGCCGTGCATCAAGAGATATCTTTACACTCATGTTACTTCACGATTTTTAGAGATATCTGCTGATGAATGGGATATTGCTGCATTATTACCAATGGACACTTTTGTAAACGCTTCTGAAAGCAAAGTTTACGCCGAATCACGAAAGAAATTTTAAATGTCATTTTCACCAAATCTTTTTTTAGCAAACATTCGTGGTAAAGATGGATTAGCAAAACCATCAAGATTTGAAGTCATACTTCCTATTCCGCCTTACATTGGTCAGTTTGTTGGAAGCTCAATTATTGAAAAAATATTGAACTTTCCAAATTCTGTTTTTACTGATGTTTCGGATGCTATAGGTTCAGCATTTGGTCGTAACGGTCAAGCAGATGAATATTCTCGCACATCTAATTCTTCTTTATCCAGATATTTGGCTCTACAATGTGAAACAGCAGAACTACCTGGAAAAACATTACAAACTGCCGATGTAAAAATATATGGCCCGACATTTAAAGTTCCATATCAAACGCAATATGGTGATATGAGTTTTACTTTTCTTTGCACAAATGATTTTTTTGAAAGAAAACTTTTTGACCGTTGGATGGAAGCAATTCACCCAACAGACACAAATAATTTAAGGTATCCAAAAGGTAATAATACCAGATATTTGTCAAACATTAAAATTGTTCAGTATGATGAATTCATTAAACAAATTTATGCAATTGAACTCATTGATGCTTTTCCAGTAGGTATTGCTCCACAATCTTTAAGTTGGTCAGAAGAAAACTTTCATCGTTTACAAGTTAGCTTTGCGTATCAAAAGTATAAAGTAATCTATGACGGAAACTATAATTTAGCATCAGCCGCAACGGCACTATTTGGATCAGTTGCTGCAAGAAAGTTACCTATCGGCCGTGCATTTTAATTAAACAAGCGAGGTTATTATGTTACCCAAAATTGATGTACCAATTTATGAATTGAAACTTATTTCAACAGGAAAACCGGTTCGTTTTAGACCGTTTCTTGTAAAAGAACAAAAACTTTTATTGATGGCTTCACAATCAGAAGATCCAAAAGATGCTCTGAATGTAGTTAAACAAATATCTAAAAATTGCATACTTGATGATATTGATGTAGAAACTTTACCTGTTTTTGATTTAGAATACATTTTTTTAAACCTAAGAGCTAGGTCTGTAAACGAAGTTGTAAATCTTCAGTATCGCTGCAATAATAAAGTATCAGATGAAAAAGAAGAGAAAGTTTGTGGTTCATTAGAAAAGTTTGAGGTAAATCTTTTGGAGATATTACCAGATAAGAACCCAAACCACACAAAAAAGATAATGTTAAACGATAAGTTAGGCATTATGATGAAATACCCAACATTTGAAACGGTTGCAGGTTTAAAAGGTCAAAATGAAAATGAAATATTGATGGAGTTGTTGACAAAATGTATTGACCACATTTTTGATAGTGACCAAATTTATTATGCTAAAGATGTTTCTGAAGATGAATTGGTAGAATTTATTGACAATTTGCAACAAAAAGATTTAGAAAAGATACAACAGTTTTTTGAAACCACGCCTAAGATTAAAAAGAACCTGAACTTTAATTGCCGTAAATGTGGTTATAAAGAAAACATTGTTGTGGAGGGTCTACAAAATTTTTTCATCTAACCCTTTCACACGATAATTTAAGTAACTATTATCAAACTAACTTTGCCATGATGCAACACCACAAATATAGTTTGACAGAATTAGAAAATATGATACCGTGGGAAAGGGAAATATATCTTACATTATTAATTAA